ATGGAGCGTGTGGTAAGTTCCGATGTTGAGGATACGGTTGCTACTGGTGGGGCTATCCGTCAGCACATCGCAGAACTCCGCACCAGGGCTAAAGCATTCTCCTCTACCAAGCAGGAGAAGTCCGGCCTACGCACAGCGAAGAAGTCCCTGCAAGTAGCGCAGACTCGCCTGGATGCTATCGGACTGGGACAGCCAGGGGCACGCGCTGCTCGCCGGGAGGTGACTGCTGCTGAGAAACAAGTGGATGGTATCCTACAAGCACAACAGTCAAGCAAAGAGGCGGCTGCCGCAGCCGCTGAACTAGCAGCGTTCAAACGCCTGGGACGTACAGGACAGGTGAATAAACTATTTGGAGAAGCTGGTGCGCCCCGCAGAATCAAAAGCACTGTCAGAGAGACTGACGAATCGAAACAACTACGCGAAGCTCATCGCGCTCAGCGAGCTACAGAGGACGGGGCAGGCACTGAAGCTAGTGCAACTCAACCCCCAGGTGGTGGTAGCGTTGGAGCTGCACGAGTGGATACCCAAGAAACTCCCATAGAAACTACCCTGGCCCAGAACGACATTATCGATCAGGCAGAGGAGTGGGTAGCGCATAACGCGGACAACCTGAACGATCGTCTAAATAGCAAGACTGGTAAGGCAATCAGGGGTATGTCGAAAGCTGGCATCACAATGGACTCGACGTTCTTTCTCAAGGCCAAGTCCGCTGTAGCTAAGCACTTCGGTTCTATGATACTGGAGAATGGTGCTGGCCTGGGCGGGAGAGAGAAGACAGCTGCCATACTCAAGGACTTCTATGAGAGGCGGATTCTTTCAGCTGTTATGCCGCAGTACCGGGCCAGCTACAACGCCTGGGCGCACGCTCAAGGTGTTAGCCGGTTTAATCTGAAGCAGTACTACGGTTCCGGTAAGACACAGTTTGATGGCCTTCTGCGCAGGGAGCTGGAGAGTCGTAGACTGCGTAAGAGCGATGCAGCCATCACCAACGACCAATCTATCAAGGATGCAGCAGACGGTTGGCAGAAGGGCATGGACGAGGCCCTGGATGCCATGAAGACGGCGGGTGTTAGAGGTGCCGAGGACATTGATCGTATCCCCGGTTATGTTCCCTTGAAGTGGACCGGTGCGAAGATTCGCCGCCTATCCGATAGCGATCGGTTGGCGTACCAGTCTATGCTTGGCCAGAACTACGCACGCACCTTGGGTATTGACTTGGAGGATGCTAATGCAATGGCTCATGCTGTATTCCAGCGTGCCATGAAGAAAGAGCTACAACTCGACGCTAACCCCGCCGCCCTATTAACCGGTGATGCACGCGCTGAGCTGCGGAGCATGTTCGAGGATGCTGGGTTGAACCCTGGCAGACTGAACGCACTGCTTGAGCGTATTGACGGTAGCGTTGCTGACCGGGGCAAGTTCAAGAATCTGCGCAGTCGTAATGAGGTGGACCTGACCCAGACCGCTGCCGGGCGCTCGCTCATGGATATCGTTGACAATAACATGGACGTAATCGTTGGGCGGTACGCATCCGAGACAGCTGGCAGAAGTGCCTTGGCACGCAAGGGGATCACATCCGATGCTGACTGGGATACCATGAAGCGCACCCTGGTGCAGGACATGACCGCTAAAGATCCAAACGTCAAGGTAGCCGACATAAACAAGCGTGTGGATGCTGTGCATTCGCAACTCCTGGGCCGCCCGGTTGGTGAGGGCGTGAACCGTAACATGCGGCGTTTGATGGATCTGGCCACGCTGTCCATGCTGGGGCAGGTAGGCTTTGCTCAGTTGGCTGAATTAGGTACTATCACGGGACAACTCGGGATGCGTACTATGATTGAAGAGATACCGTCAATGGGCCGATTCCTTCGTGGAGCGCGGCGTGGCGATGTCGAGCCAGATGTGATCGATGAGATCGAAACTATGGTGGGTACCATTGGTGACGAGCATCTACTGTTCCGCCCCGAGGTTCGCCTGGAGGATGCAGCAGGGGATGATCCCACGTGGTTGAAGGTTATCGACAAAGGATTGGCCGGTGGCCAGGATATGCTCGGGTACGCCTCGGGCATGAACCACATCAAGCGTCTGGAACAGCGCCTCGCCACGAAGGTTATGGCCGATAAGGTAGCCAACCTTGCTATGGGTCGGGACGTGGGTAGGCTCACAGTAGATCGTCTGGCAGACATTGGTTGGGATGAGGCGACATTGAAGCGCATCACAGCAGAGATCCGTAAACACGCTGACTTCGGTGGAACGCAACGCACGTCCGACACGACAGAAACGGGGGGAACCTTCGAGACTACAGTCACAACAGGCAAGTTCAAACTTCAACGCCTCAACATGGAGAAGTGGGCACCCAACACCGTAGAGGACTTTGCTATTGGCCTGAACCGCTTCACGCATCAAGTCGTACAGCGCCCGTTGGCAGGTGAGACTGCGCACTGGATGCACAGTACCCTTGGTGCGATGTTCACGCAGTTCCGGCACTTCCCTCTGGTTGCTATGGAGAAGCAGCTCGCTCGCAATACCATGCATGGAGACATGACTACCTTCCTGACTGTCACGTATGGCCTCGCATGGTCTGGTATGGCGTACATCGCCAAATCAGTAGCCAATGCACCGGGGCAAGAGGACGGGTTCCTGGAGGAGCGCCTGACAGCCATCCGTATAGGCAAAGCTGCTGTGCAGTATAGTGGTATGGCGGCAATGATCCCGGATGGTATCAGTGTCCTGGCCTACGCGGGTATACTCCCCGCTAAGTGGGCGTTCAATGGCGGACGTACCGGTGGGCATAAGCAGAGCAGGCTCAGCATGCAGACAATCCCCGCTCTTGGGGCTGCCGAGGACGTATTCAATACCCTTACAACACCAACACGTGCGTTATGGAATGACTACGAAATTGGCAAGAAGGATGTCTCTGCATTACAGGGCGCAACAGTGCTCGGAAATACACTCCCTGCTAACATCATATTCGGTCTTATGAAGCAGGCAGCAGAGTAGACGGGAGGGCCTTGTGCCCTCTCATTCCCCACCCTATAGGAGAATCTCAGAGGAAAATACATGGCCAATTCCGTTAATATCTTTACGATTGACGCAACAACAGCAGCGTCAAAACAGTTCCCACTCAATTTTACTTTAGGCTACCTCTCACAACTCCATATTAGTGCATTCGTCGTTGATGAAGTGGATGGCGCAGGGGATCAGATATTTCGTGCAGTCACATTTATTAATGATGCACTCGTACAGTTGTCTGGAACATTTGAGGTTGGTGACATTGTGCACGTTCTACGCACTACACCGTTTAATGTGCTGTTCCACGACTTTCAAGCTGGGGCTATAATCAACGAACTGGACCTAGACGAAGCAAACCTTCAATCTCTTATGCTCATCCATGAAGTATTTGATGGTCGCAATATAGCAGAGTTCACGCAAGATCTTAATATGAACCTGTTCAACATCAATAACGCTGGCGTTATAAACGCAACATCCCTCATTCTGGGTGGTACAGCGATTACCCCGTCGAACTTAACAGCGACTCAAGTACAGTCGCAGACGTTGACCGATGGGCAACTTGCTGTTATATTTACAGCAGACTTGGCATTTGCTGCTGTGTATGTAACAGGGCCAGGAGCAGACAACGGTAGACTCGTCAACGGTACAGACTTTACAGTTGCTACTGCTACCAGCACTATTACGCTCACGGAGTCATACCCCGCAGGTACCGTAATCACAGTTGTATACAATGATTCGGGGGTAGCTACACGCTCTGCAACTGCCACCACAGCGCAACTAGCAGATCTAGCTGCTGAAATTAATACTAGCAATAAACTCGCAGGTGTCACAGTGTTCAACACAACGACAGGTAAGCCTGTATGGGCGGTAGGCTCAACTGCGGCGAGTGTATGGAACAACGCAACAGGTACAACTGAGCACACGCCAGTGTAGCCTTGAGGAGGGGTGATGAAGACATTCTTAAGTACAGCGAGCATGGCGCTTGCGACGTTGACAGCCGGGCAGTTCGTACAAACACAGGGGCACACCACTGCCGGTGATGGTGGCGGTGCTACCTACCTAATCAAGACAGCAGCAGCGTTTGGCGGCACTCCTGACGGGTTCGGTGATCATGTGTTAGCTAATGGTAATGTAGCTGTGTTGCAGATCGATGTCTGGTCAGTATCAACTCGCTATGGCGCAATAAATAATGCGGTCGGTAATGTTGCGGCCATCCATGCAGCGCGAGACGCTGGTAACGTAATGCTCCCGAAAGGGAACCCTTACGGAGTCAGTGCGTCATTAGAGTATAAAAGCGAAAAAGCTATATCAGGCGAGTTCTACGGATTTGGGGGATCAGTCCTTGTACCAGATGGAAACTTCCCCTCACTTATAGGTGACACGGGTGCTTCAGCGTGGACCCGCTTCATGATACGAGACTTATTAATAAACGCAGCAGCAAACACATCTGTTTATGCGCTCCTGATAGATAGTTCATTTCTTGCCGAGATAGAGCGTGTCTGGATCAAGGACGGCTTTAAAGGTGTGAGTGTTATCAATAGCGACTCTATCACTTTTAGAGACGTAAAGATCATGGAGGACACACGCGATGAGGCTGTGTTCATCGGTGACAACTCGCGGAGCATTCGCTTTATAACGAGTAACTTTGAAAGTGGTGATCTAGGACGCATCACAGGGTCATTCAGAATAGAGGGATTTGGCACAACTAAGTCGAGTGCTGAATTACATGGCTGTCAATTTGAACGCGCCGCCTTGCTGGTTAATTCAGGCTCTGTAAAGATGTACGGCGGTAAGGTTTCAGACGGTGAGATATTCATGGGTCAGAAGTCATTACGCTCTCGCGTTGAAACAGATACGTATGGCAGCACGGTAATACACGATTTTGGATTCAATAATGAGGTTATCCGGCCTGCCTGTCAGAATATGGCAACCCCTCTGCACAAATGGCCCGCTCTGCCAATGACTACCGCCACAACTACCTCCCCTACTTATGGGGCCGCTGGTGACGAGTATGTCTTCTTGGTATCGGGCGGATCGTTTAGTAGTGCCGCTGTAACAAGTGGTTTGATTGAGGTCAAGGAGGGTGCGACAGTCCTAGATACAAGCGAGACATTCAATATCGTATCTCAAGGATCTAGCATTGGTCTAGCAGAAAAGAACTCCCACACGCATCTGTCAGTAGTGCGGAGTGTCGCGGCTGCGATAGGTCCAGTCACTACTAACTGCCAGATATTTGGTGTTAAAGGCGGTAAAAGTTTACTGGCAAACAGCACGTTTGATGCGGGGACAGCTACAGGATGGACCACTGTTGACGTAACCCCTTCTGCATCCGGCACTGACGTACTACTAACACCCACAAATGCCACCTGGGCAATATATCAGAATTTCAGTGGGCTGATTGAGCAGGGAAAGAAGTACATCGCCGTTGCTAAATTCACCGGATCTGCAAGCCTCGTGTACGGAAACGCTTGGGACGGTTCACCGGGATCACGGCCTTTAAGTAGCGCTGGCATTGCAAATCTGTATGGAGATGGCGACGCTGTTGCGATGCTTTCTTTTGAACACTACGGCGGTATTGCGGCAAGGTTGAGTTTTGGCTCGGTAACATCATCTGACCCAGTAACCGTTAAATGGATCGCATTAATTGAAGCGTAGCAAAGATGCCCTATTGATGGTAGCACCTTCAAGTGTGCTGGCAGTGGACTAACTAGTTTAGAGTAGAGGCACTCCTATGAACACACAAATTGCCGCCGACGCTGGTGGCGCAATCCCTCCTGTAACTGTCGGCAGCATGGTGTTCATGGGCGTGCCATTGCAGGAATGGGTTTTAATTCTGACAGCCATCTACACTTTAATAATGATCGTGAAGAACGCTATCCCTGCGTGGATGGTTGTCTCGACAGGAGTACGTAAGCTATGGCAAAAGGTGCAGCAACTGAGAAAGCCTTAGCCGGGTTACACGCTACCTTGGCAAGGGTTATTGACGATCAGCTTAGTGACACGATGGTGATCAACTCGGAAGAGGTGGAGGAAGATGGTGCTGACGAGGTGCGTATGTACACAGCCAGTCCCGCTCTCCTCACAGTCGCCGCTCGATTCCTCAAGGATAACGATGTTACAGCTGATGTCGGTGAATCTGCTGATGGAATGAGCAAGATCCAGAAACGGTTAATCGAAATGGAACAGAGCAGGGGAAAGGTAATACGCCTAGCTGATCTACATCCGGTGGCGGCCGATGGCTGATAAGCGATGGGAACCAGAAGAGGCGGTCCTGGCTCGCTGGGAGGCGTTGTACGCTATTCAAGACGCCTACCCATATACTGAGGCGGGTTGGCACAACTTTCTGGCAGACTGCCAGATGGCGTGCTTCGGTTGGACGACCAGCCCTATTCAGTTCGACATGGCTTCCTTTATGCATGATGGCGGATCGAAGATAATGATCCAGGCCCAGCGGGGGCAGGCCAAAACCACGTTGGCTTCTATCCGTACCGCATTTGAGTTAGTGCACGACCCTAAGACCAGGGTACTCATCCTGTCAGGTGGCCAGGGGCTTGCCTCGGACATCGCCAAGGGTATCCAGCTAATCATCGGGCACTGGGACGTATTGGAGTGTCTCAGGCCGGATGCCAACGCAGGCGACCGTACGTCCACGGACAAGTTCGATGTACACTTCACTCTGCGCGGAATCAACAAGACGGCTAGTATTACCACACTCGGTATCTCATCCAACTTGCAGGGCAACCGTGCCGATCTGCTGATACCGGATGATGTCGAGACAGGTAAGAACTCCCTCACCGCCCTGATGCGTGAGCAGCTCTTGCAGAAGACGCTTGACTTTGCATCGATTTGTGAGAGCCAGCACAGCCGTATCATGTATCTTGGTACGCCCCAGACTGTTGACTCCATATACAATACCCTCCCCGGCAGGGGCTACACGGTGCGTATCTGGCCCGGTAGATACCCGACAGTTGAAGAGGAGCTGGAGTACGGCGATATGCTGTCTCCTGTGATCAAGGCCGCTGTACATGCGGACCCTTCTCTCCGCTCGGGTGGTGGTATTGAAGGTACCAGCGGTAAGGCTATCGATACACGCCTGGATGAAGAAGCATTATGCTCGAAGGAACTGGAGCAAGGCCCTGCCTACTTCAAGCTCCAGCATATGCTCTCTACCAAGATGGCTGACTCGATGCGGTACCCTCTCAAACCCGAGAACCTCATTACCATGCCGCTCAACCCAGAGAAGGCCCCTGGAGAGATCCTGTGGGCGCGTAGGGCTGAGTTAGAGTTCATGCTCCCCACTCTGAATACTGTCAGCTGCAACCTGTACGGTCCCGCCTATACGTCGAACGATTGGTTCGATTATGAGGGCAGGGCCATATACATTGACCCGGCTGGTGGTGGTAAGAATGGTGACGAGACGGCATATGCTGTGACGTTCTTCATGCATGGTTATGTGTTCCTCATGGATGCCGGTGGAATACCCGGTGGCCTGGAAGAGGACAAAATGCAACGCCTTGCTGACCTTGTGTGGAAGTGGAAGCCGAACATCGTCCAGATAGAGAAGAACTACGGTAACGGTGCACTATCGCACAACCTGTACCCGGTCATGCGCAGAACCTATGAATCGAACGGTGGTAACTACAACGCACCTCCTGAGATAGAGGATGTGTGGGAGTCGGGCCAGAAAGAGCTTCGTATTATTGATGTACTTGAGCCTGTGATTGCTCGCCATCACCTGATCGTTGCAGACGATATCTGGGAACGGGATGTATCGACTACCCAGCACTATGCCTTGGACAAACGCTCCAGTTATAGCTTCCTGCACCAGCTCTCGCGTATCACACGGGACAAAGGTTGCCTGGGGCATGATGACCGCTTGGATGCTGTAGCGGGTGCTGTGCGCATCTGGGTAGAGCGTATGAACATCGATGAGCAGAAGCGTCTGCAAAGTAAACGTGCCGAGGATACCCTGGCATGGATGAAAAACCCATGGGGTCGAGAGACGCCGTTTGATATGAAAGGTCACGCACCCAACAGGGTAGGCGGAGGTCTTCGACACAGGAGAGCACGTTAATGTCGCAGTTGACGAACTACACAGATACCGGCCAGCTATCGGCGCGGTATCAAGCAATCGGCAGCCCTGCCTGGGCCAATGAGTTGGACCGGGCAATGAAGCGCGCCATCTCCGCGATCAATGATGGCACCGTTGCCTCACAGGACGCCAAGGCTCAAATCCTTGACGACTGGGCAGACAACATCAAAGTCATCGCTGCTGCAATACACTCCGGTACACCCTCGTAATTAATTGAACAAGGAATTCGTATGACCATTCTTGCTGGCGGTAATCTCGTCTCTGCTCTGGAAGGCACCCTGGCCTCTGATGCAATCACCCTGGAAGGTGCGCTGCTGCGCATCACCACCGAAGCCAAGACCACTGCCGCTCATCTGGCCGAGGATCTGGTAATCACCAACGCCCTGATCACCGCCAAGTCTGTCGTGCTGTGCATCGTGCATAACTACACAGGTGCCGGTGATCCCAGCATTACTCGTGTGAACTGCGCCGCAGGTGCCGCTACTTGCGTCCTGCTGAACAACTCAGCTACCGCGCTGGATGCCGCAGTTGTATTCGACTTCATCTACCTTGGTGAAGCTGCGTAATGATCCAGGCTGCTCTGGCCCTCTTTGGTATTGG